TCAACGGATACTGTTCCAGCAGGAGCAACATCCTCTGGAATTTGATAGTAACTAGACAGATTGTTCATTGTCTAGTTCCGCTCACACTTGCTCTTCCCAAGTGAGAGCCGCACTTGTATTGACCGTGCCGCTAGCGGCTTGGGCGAAAACATACAATGTGTCTCCAGTGGTGGCGGTCAATGGGTAGGAAAGATAGTCTTTGTTATAACCAAAGTATGGAGCCAAGTCAATATCAACGCCGCCAGCACCAACAAAAAAAGTAGCAACAGTGATGCCAGCAACTGGAGCAGTGATGCCGCTGCTAACACTGTATTCAATGGGGCTAAGGGAATCAGCGCTTGTCCATGTGGGAGTGCCAGTTACTGACGTGGGATTTTTGATGAGCCTCACGACAGTCCTTGCGTCAGTGCCCACCCCTAGACGAGTGGGGTACACTTGCATGCGATTACGAACAGAGCTGGCTCCAACAGTGCTCTTAGTGCGCAAAGCGATGAGCATGGCGCCAGTGGTGCTTAAGTTCCTGTCAGCAGTGTTGCTTTGTGATCGCGCAACAATTGTTCCCTTGTCACCGCCATCAATGTAGTACGAGGCACCATATTTATAAATGGAGTTTTCGTTGCCGCTAGTAGCCTTCTGGACGAGATAGGAAATAGGCAGCGTAGGATTACTCAAACTTGGGCTGGTCAGTTGGTTTGATGCGCGGAGATGATGAATCCTCACCCATCGTGCCTCTCCTGCAGTTGTAGCATCAGGAACATAAGCCAGGAAGTGGCCGCCAACAGCGCCATACCAGCTATATTCCACCTTGTACATAGTCACTTTAGACAGGTCAATGTTCCACACTGATTCTTTAGTGGCCACATTACCCAAGTCATCGGTTACAGCCGTGCCATTGCCATAGGTGACCAATGGCGAATCAGCAGTGCCGGCAATGCTAACCGTGAAGCTGGAGCGGCCAGGCGTGCGATCAGAATAATATTGAGTGCGAGTTTGGCCATCTAGACGATCATGGCTGAAATATTTACGGGGCACCCGATATTCGTAGGTATAGCGATAGTCATTTGGCACTGTCAGGAATGAAGCGCTAACAGTTACGGTGCCAGAAGATGAAGCGTTGCTGCCAATGTTGTTGCCACTACCACGAAGACTGCGGTCAAACAATGCGGCATGAATGTAAGTGAGGCCAGCACGTACAATCACCAAATCAGTGCCAGCAGTGCCGCGATCACCATCAACGCTATTGGGAAGACGGATGCCAGTTTCATTGCTTTCTAGAGCGCTGGTGCGCCGCACGCAGTAAAGATTGGTTTCCTTGTCGGAGATGGCAGTTTGGCCACCACCTTGAGCCTCCATGTAGTATCCATCTTTCTTATCAAATGCACCAAACTTTTTAATATCAGTGATATCGGTGGTGGTATTAACCCTCACACCAAACGTGGCAGCACTAACACGACCAGGCTGGTAACGGAAGAAACGCTTGCTGCTTAAGATTTCATAACCATTAGTAACAGCAGTGCCCAGGCTTACCTTCGCAGCGCTCTCAGAAGCAATGTGAGTGACAGTGCCAGGACCTTCACTTTGCCATTCGTTGGGGTTGACATCGTAAGTGGTAACGTCAGCAAAGATGCCAAGTGCCACTTCAGCACGGGGAATGCCAAGCAGGCTCAGACTAACTTCGCTAATCTGCTGATTCTGCACCTCTACGGGCACTGCATCCTGGTCAGACGCAATGACCACAGGAAGGCTGTTAGCGGCTGCCTGAGGGCCAGGAGGGATGGGCGCAGTGCGTCCAACTGTTACAACACTTACACCCTCTTGAAGATCAGCCATGATTACCTATGGGAAGCAGTTTGACACTGTAGAGTTGACAATTACATTGCCAACCACCACTGTATCTTGTTTTAGTCTATAAACACTTCCGCCCGGTGCGGCATTAGTAATACCAGACAATGCTGGCACTCTAAAACCGTAAGGAGCTAAATAGGAAATGTTGGATAGGCTTGAATAAATTGTTGCGCTTGTACCATCATAATTGATGGTGGTTGAAGTTGTATCGCCAAACACTACGCGCTCAGTTGAACCGAGGCCATGGTCCGTTTGCGTTACAAATACGCCACCAGTAATGGAAACCAAGTCTGAAACTTTTTCTTTGGTTTCAATGCGAAGGTCCCATGACAAATTACTATTCTCATAAAAGCTGGAACTGTCAGCTTGAGAAGAATAGGCAGTGGGAAAGAATGCCGTGGTGCCAGCGGTTTGAGCAATGGAAGTGTAAGCTGCTTCTACTGTTGCAGTTTGAGCACTAGAAAGCCAAATCCTCACTTGGCCATTGGTTAGAGGCTCAAGCTTTTCAGTGTTAAAGCTGGTAACTAGCGTTGAAGTGGTGCCAACTTTTTTATAAATTGAAGCACAAATTGTTACGTTGTTCAGATTCCATGGGGTGCCAGTGCTGTCCTGCAGCAAAAATTGCGCCCCGTCAAAGAAGTCACGCTCAAAAAGAGCCAGGTCAATTTTGGGAATATTCTTGCTAGCAACAACGTAACTCATGCTGTCACTTCACGATAGGTGAGCATCACAGTGTAGGCAGTGGTGCCACTTACAACGGCGTTAAGCTTTTCCCCAGTGTTACTCTCAAACAAACCAATACTATTGGCCTGCGTCAAATTACCATTGGCAGCAATATGAAAGGCAGGAGTCCTATTAGTTGCGCCACCAGTTTGCAATTGCACAGTGCCGTTTGATGCTGACGTAATGGTCATTGCCATCACGCGAAGCTTAGTGCTAGCCACTGCCGCAATCACATCGACGTTACCAGAAGCCGTTACAAAAGCACTCTTCACTTCAGTGCTGAACGCATCGTTCTGGACGATGAAAGGGTCACCGTTGGAGCCAGTGCCAGTAGACCTCACATAAGCTGCGTTACCACCCGCATCCAGTCCGTAAAGATTAGCCATACTTAGAGAACCAAGAAAAGATAGCGCTGATTTTGCACTTGCGTGCCGTTAGCCAATACTACCACTTGACTAGCCGTAAAGTTAAAGCACAATGGACTAGACAGCGTAACCGTGCTATACGAATAGGGAGAACGAGTTCCGTTAACGCCAATTGTAGCAACTCTAATCTGATAAACGGCCTCCGCATTGTAATCATCCGATGGAAAGCGAATGTAATTTGTTGACGTGCGCCCTAAGTCAATCCATAGATTGTTCTCTACGTCCAAATATGCCACTTCAAAAGCAGCAATCAATGGACTGTTCTGCACCGGATTCCAGCAGATCAACGGATTAATTGCTGCATTGAAAATGGAGTAGCCAGAATACTGTGGAAAATCCCACGAAACTTCGTTTTGAGCCATTACACCGGAGCCACGTCGGAAGGTACGCCTAAGATAATGCTACCATTTACCACTTGAGGAACAATTTGAGTGGAGGCGAGAGACACTCGTGGTTTGCTTAGGATTGTTGCATTGTCCGTGGTGCTGAATTTAGTTTCATCGTAAAGAGAGGCCAGCACTGTTATTTTCCCATCGTTTTCCGTCAGAGAAATCACTCTAAAAGTACGAATGCCTTCAGCATCCTCTTGCATCACCCACGGAGCGCTGGATTCAGGAGCGATGGAAAAAGCAGGGGTGACGCTGATTGCTGAAAAATCTCCAGGGGAATTGATGACGGTTCTGGTTTCCAGGGCGCCATTTGGCAGCATGGTTGACAGTGAATAAGACTTGCCGCTTACAATGGTAAATTCTTGGTCCAGGGTGACCACTGAAGCAGTTGCATCTGCCACTCTTCCCCCATAGCGCTTGCCTCCTTTCCCGGGATCAGCAATGCCGATAACTTCACCAGGAAGAACAAAAAATCCTTCGGTGCCAGTTTTAAAGGTGACGGTTTCAGTTTCAAGCTGGTTCGTAATTAAAATCCAACGACCAACGCGCTGTGCTTGGCCCTGAGAGGTGGTGCCAAATGCCCTCACCTCTGTCTCGTGGTAGCCATAGCGATTGATACCAGGCGAATCCTCAACGTATTCAATCTTGCTCTTGTAGGAGTCTTCGGGGTCGTTCCAGCTAACCAGAGCGACAGTTTTACGGGCTTTACGAGCTGTGCCCTCATACTGGAAAGGCGGCCCAGTGACATTACCATTGTCATCAACTTCCTGAATGACATTGGAAGGGGAGAAAATCTTACTAATGTTTTTTGGCCTGTCCTGAATGGCAACAACAGAGCCTTCGGCGAAGTACAGCATGCCTCTAAACGAAGCGGCAAGACTGTTTAGCACATCGTAAGCCTCGCCCCTGTCTGTTACATAGGCATTGAAAGTCAGGCGTGGTTCCATTCCTCCCCTACCATCGGGAACCAATTCATCACAATATTGGGCGATGGAATAAAGACTATATCTATCCACTTGACTTTCATCAATAAATTGTCCACAGCCATACCTGCTATTTGTAAGCAAATCGTAGAAAATCCATGCAGGATTATTACTATATTCAGTCTTAAACACTCCATTCCAAATGCCACTATATGCGCGGGAAATTGGATTGTAATTGCTGGGAATTTTAATTTTTATTCCCAGCATGTCAATGGCAACTTTCGGCACGGCAGAGAAATTCTCCGCGCCAATCTTCATACCAAACAGAGCAGTGTTGGGATAGCGAAATGATTGATCAACAATGCCAACAATTGCTTTGAAATAAAGGTCGTCACTCACCGAAGTGGTGTCGGGGTCCGCCGTAAGCCGTTGCACCGTAACCATCCACGGTCCATTGCCAGTCAATGAATATTCATATTCAAAATCAACTGGGCCGCGTGATTTGCCACTAATTGTTTTATTCTCATTGACAATATCAGATCCAGCTTCCGGCTTGATTCTGATGTTGAAGGTAACTTCGCTTCCCTTCACGTCTCCGGTGTCTTTGTTAATTCTAAAGAGGCTACCAATGCCCATTCTCACGCGAAGTCTTGTAAAAAGATTGCTAGTTGTAACCCTTGTAATTGCTCCTGCAGCGCTGGATAATTTAACATTTACGCCCTGCTCTGCCTTGACATCATCAAACCCAGGCATCGGATCTTGGTTCTGAATGCCCACTCGATAGTCAACAACAATCGAATCAACTGCGCCAGTTGCATTATTTCTTTGCAATGGGATGGAGGCAGCAATTGCTGGAATTAAACTACCCTTGCCTAGGGCAGATGCTGGAGAGCCAGTAAAGTAACCATTGATTGTATAGTTAAAACTTCCATCACGATTCTTAATAGGCACGTCATCTAGGAAGATGCGCGTGAGGGGATCCACGCCATCCTCAAAACCTTGCACTTCGCCTTCCGAAAGTACAGCAACAAAAATAGCTTCTGATCTGCTCCTGAGGGATTCGGCGTCTTCAGTGGGCTTTTTGCCGCCACCCTTCTTGCCGCCGCCTCCGCCGCCTCCGCCACCGCCAGCGCCAGTGATGACAGTAGTCCAACCACCATTCTTTTTTTGAAGTTTTGAATTTTCCATTAAACCGGCACTTGCTGAGTGGTAATGGCAGAACTAATAATTAAAGGACTGGCAGCAAGAAACCGTCCGTAAAGAATTGGCACTGGATTACCTTGAGTGGTAAGTTCTGCTGCTCTATCAAACAGAAAGCTTTCTTTTTTAGCTGTATCACTTTTAGGATTTTTAACTGGTGGAGTTAACAATGAGGCAATACCGCTAAGCACTAAACTTGTTCCGAGACCAAACAATAGACTACCGGCTGCCGTAAATCCTGCTGCTGGACCACCAGCAACAGTCAACAATCCAATACCAATGCCGGGAACAAATGCCAACGCGATCAGCGCCACGCCAATCAAAATGCGACCAATAGTGCCTCCTCCAGAAACGATGGGAGCAATAATAAGTTTTCTGCATCCCATGACAAGATTGGCATAGTCCATGCCTTCAGGATCATCGTCAACCAATCGGAAGCCAATGCCATCCTCATGTGCATTGCTCATGTATTCCTTGAATCCCTCTAGTTGATTGCACAATGCCGAGAAAATATCTTTTGGCGAACTCGCCATAAAGGAATACTTGCGTCCAAACTTGCGTCCCAATTCGCCTAAAAGGCTGACTTCTATTAGCTGCATCACAGTAGCTCCTTGTGCCTCATAATCCTATTAGTCACTTTAGCCCAATATCCACCATAGACATTCTCTTCTGATAGTCGATCCACAAGATGCTGGTAGAAAATATTACGCTCTGGCACTGCAATGAAGCCAGCATGATTAATGAAGGATGATTGCATTTGCATGAGCAGCATGTCCCCTCGGCGCAACGGCCCTTCAACGTCAACAAAACCTTGCTTCTCTACGTGCTTTTCAAACATGCGCCACTCTGGACTAGTCCACTCTCCTTCCTGGCCCCGATCAAAATCATCAAGAACAATGTTAAATTCACGACGATAGAAATCTCTAAATAGCGAGTAGCAATCATAAATGCCGTACTGCCATCGTCTTCCCAAGTATGGTGCATTGCCAGATGGGTCAATTTCAAACCACTCTCCAGTGACGGTGCAATACATCACCCATGGCAAACCACCTTGCTTACAGGATTTAATATCGTGCATGCTAAAAGTATTTAGCTCTCCGGGATGGGAATGGAACACGGCTTGAATGGTTCCTTTCTTTTCTGCCTTGGCATAAGCCTTTGCGTCAATAGCGAAGTTGGTCAATGGGGCGGAATGAACATTTTCACAGGGGATAAATTTATCATTGACAATCAGTCCACATGCTTCTTCGGGGAACTGTTTAAGTGCGTAGATTTTCATCTCCGCGTGTAGATGGCGAAAAGAAAAATTCATCGTGACAAATTAGCTCCTGGGAAACCACCAAATGGAATGGACTGCTCTGGGAAGCGCAACTGACAACTCTTCACTCGCTTGCCACACACGTCAATGCTCCATAGCGGATCATTGGCGGGAAGCACTGCTAGAGCGGCAGACAACGCCGCCTGAGAGGCATTGTAATTAGTAGTGGCAGTGGCTAACGCTGCATCGGCATTGGTCAATGCAGTGGTCGCTGTCGAGCACTGTGCCGTGCTGCCTCCCCATCGCTCTACTTCGTAATAAGTGGTTTTAAAAGAGAAGCGTCCCCCTTGGGTGACAGTCTCTCGCAATATTCCTTGCCTGTAAATTGTGCCTAGGGTTACTAACGCTCCATTCCAATATGCACGCCTAAAGTAATACAAGCCTAGGCCGCTAGTTGTAAAAGATAATGGTGCAGTCCTGCTATACCGTGACTCTATCTTTGTATTGGCATTGCATTCGTTTTGCTGTGTTTCAAATGCTTTATTTCTTGCTGAAACGGCATTCTTGTATTCTGCCTTGCGTTGTTCGTTTAAGGTCCAAGCATTAACCACTGTCACTGCTTGTGGCGACAAACTGCTTAAGGGAATTTTTTCATCATTAGCATCAAAGATTGGCGCACCAGTGTAGCCACATTCACTGCTTCGATAACGCCAAAGACAATGGTTTTGCGTGATCACTCGACGGGGAAGTTGCAAACCTTCCAAGTCCATGACGCTATTAAGCTGCCAAGTGATGCTTAAAATAGTTTCTTCAGTCTTGCGTTCAATATAATAAACATCAATGGGGAATTCCTGCAAGGGGTCGGCTTCAGGCTCTCCATCTAGATATTTAGCAAAGGTGCGGCGCCGAGTAACTTTGCCACCCACCAAGTCGTCCAAATTCTCAATAACATCAGTAAAGGTGCCAAAAACATTGGCAACAGTTAACACTGGCTGCGCAATTTGTCCAGTGGTATTCGTTTCATATCCACTAGAGATCAATGGAAGGGCCTCGTAAGTCTTGCCTTTCCATTGAATTTTGCTTTCATCAGGCTTTAATTGATTGGTAAAGTAAAAAATATCTTCAGGGTCGCCAGTGAGGGCAGTGAGGTCAATATCGTACATCTCGACAATGGCACTATGCCATCCCCTCTGTACGTCAGCTTCTAGTGTCATAGATCCTCCTCACGGTGAAAGAAAAAGTATTGTTGTCTGGTCCGTTAATTCTCCATTGCCATTGATTTGGTTCTAGGCGATATTTATAAATTTTCTCATCCATGAAGAATTGTGAATAGAAAAAATCTCCGGCAAGCGATGACAACTGTCTGTCTAGCGCAATGGCGGTAGTATCGGACAATGGGGCAGTGTCAATTTGATATTGTCTAATATCAGAATTGATGCCATCGGGACTTACTTGTTCGTAACCATCACCAAAACTAACTTTCTGCGTGCGATTACCACGCTGAACTGTCAGTCCGTATTCACAAGATAAAGCAAAAGTGGGTTGTGTCATTATTTTCTACTTGCTAGGAGGCCACCGGGACGAAGTTCACCAACGATAACCTGCTTGACAGCACCTTCAATCTTCTTGCCGAGTTCTGCATTGCCATTGCCCGATTGTTGACTTTGACTTTGACCATCGGAGTTGACATTGACGACGATGTTGCTGGTGATTTGATTGCCACCATTGGCGCCTCCGAGGTCCACCGGGACGCTCTTGCCGTCTGGCAGAGGAATGACTGCCTCATTGTAACGCCCTTCGCCTACAAGACCAAGCGTGGGGCCTGTGACGATGCCCCCTGAGGCAAAAGCACGGAAGCCGCCTTGAGCAATGCCACCGTTGGCATAGCCAAGGGGCGCCGAATAAGTATTGACGGCACCCATGTTGACACCCTCCAGGCCACCACCACCTCCTCCACCAATGCCTCCTCCAAACCCGCTAAGGACGGCGCCAAAGATTGCTTGAAAACCCTTAACAGCTTGCGCCTGTATCCAAGACGAAATCATTTGAGCAACCATATCAAGGAACGAGTCGGCAATGCTTTGGAACATACCGGCCAAGGCTTGTTGCGCCGTCATCGAACCAGAAACGATTCCCTTGAATGCTTCGCCAAAGGAATTGCCAATGGCGTCAGCAACGCCGCGATAGCCGTCGCGTAGTTTGGTCAGAAAATCAAGTTGTTGTTGCAACTTAACTTGCTCATCCGCCTGTGCAGGAGTTTGATCAGCCTGTATGTATTTTTGCCTTAATTCAGCATACGGGTCAATGATCC